TTGCCGCATTATCAGATAGCGAAGTGGTATTTTTAGTAGGACATGAAGTATTACATTGTGTATATGATCATATGGATGCTGATAGACGAGCCGATAGAGATGCTAGGCTTTGGAATATTGCTAATGACTATGTTATAAATGCAGACTTAGTTGATAGTAAGATAGGTGAAGAGATTAAATTAGTTGAGATTTGTTTTGATTGGAAATATAGAGGCTGGACTTCAGAAGAAATATATGCTGATCTATTTAAACAAGCCGAAGAAGAAGGCAGGGTAATTAACATTGAAACTTTAGATATGCATTTAGATAGAGAAGAAGGTGACGATACTGAAGGCCAAGGTGCTCGAGGCAGTGGCGATGAAGATGGCAAAAGTGGCCCTGTACCTATGACCCAAGAAGAAAAGGAACAAGCAAAAGACGAATTTCAAAATGCTGTAATGCAATCTGCAAAGGCGGCTGGTGCAGGTAACTTACCTGGTGGTGTAAAACGTATGCTAGATAAGTTATTAAACCCGCAACTTGACTGGAGAGAATTACTTGCTATGCAAATTCAGAGTGTTGTTAAAAGTGATTACACTATGATGAATCCTAGTAGAAAAGGACTTAACGAAGGGTTTTACTTACCTGGTATGGACAGAGAAACAACAATAGATGTTGCAATTTCTATGGACGTATCAGGTTCGATTATGGACGATATGCTTAGAGATTTTCTTAGTGAAGTTAAAGGCATTATGGATCAGTATACTGACTTTAAAATTCATTTATTTTGTTTTGACACAGATGTATATAATCCACAAAGTTTTACACAATATAATATGGATGAATTTTTAGAGTATGAAATTATGGGCGGTGGCGGCACCGACTTTGATTGTGTGTTTGATTACATGAAGGAAGAAGGCATTCAACCTAAGAAACATATAATGCTTACAGACGGTTATCCATATGGAAGTTGGGGTGATGAGAACTACTGCGATACGTTGTTTATTGTACATGGTGGTTACAATGGTAATATTCCAGAAGCACCTTTCGGTATAACTGTACCTTACACTAGAAATGATTAGAGAATCAAAAGTTTTAAGTTATAAAGATTGGGAATTACTTAATGGTAATGAACTGTTTATCTGTATGTTAAAAAATAAGGTAAAAGTTGAACCTAAAGATAAAGCAACATCAGAGCATCTTATAGATGATATTATAGAATACTTAGATAAGACAGTAGAAAATTTAGTTTATTATGATATTGAAAATGTATACGGCTATCGTAGAATGGAAATATTTTTTGAAGGTGTGATTGATAAAGAAAATTTTATTAGTTTCTATAATACATCTGCAGGACTATATCATATCAAAAAGTAACCACTTTTTTATTACAATCATTAAAAGAGTTGTTAAATAGTATTATAATTTTAAGGAGTTAAAATGGCTAAAAAAGAAACAAATATTGAAATGGAAGATACAGTAGCACCAGAAGGTGAAACAGAATCTTCTGAGGGACCTGCACCAGACGGTGTAAGTTTAAATGAACTACAATTACTTGCTAATATCGTAGATCTTGCAACTCAAAGAGGTGCATTTAGAGGTAACGAACTAAGTCAAGTAGGTGCTGTATATGATAGATTAACAGCATTTTTAGGTTTTGTTGCCCAACAGCAAGAAGAAGCAAAGGCGCAACAAGAATCAGATGAAGCAGAGGAAACTGCTCAAGGAGAATAGTATGGCAGATTTAATGAAGCACGTTGGAAAGTATGGTGAGAAGCCATGTGTTGTTGTATTCAGAGAAGTACCAAATGAACCAGAGAATTGCTTGATTGTTGAAACAGGTTCATTACCTGATCAAAAACATGACGATTTAATGAGTGTAATTCAAAGTCTTGAAGGTCAAGAAGCAAATGATTTATCACATGTATTGTCTAGAAGGCAATTTACTGATGGTAGTAATATGCTAAATGATTTACATTTATCTAAAAAATTACAAAAGGTAGGAACCAATATGGTGTACTTAACACCTACACCTGCTGATAAGGTTTCATTAGATGAAGTTAATAAAGAGATAAGAAAAATTTCTACTACACCACCGTTAAAAACTGAGGTAGATCCTGTAAGTATAGATACAGCACCACAATTAAACGAAACAGTAGATACAACTGCAACTACAGATAACGGCGATGATCCTCAAGCAGTTGCTAAAAATATTTTAATGCAGGCTGAACTTATGGAACAAGATGCTAAGTCAATGATGGTTGAAGCAGAAAGTAAGAAAGCAGAAGCATTTAAACTAGATCCTTCTTTAAAGCCAAAGAAAGGACCAGGCAGACCGCCTAAAAACTCTTAAGATGACAGAAGACCGTGCCCGAATTTTAGTTTTGGGCAAGTCTTCTACTAAAGGTAGGCAACCTCTTAAAGAAATGCTTACTGAAGTTTTTACAGAGGAAATACCCGCAGAGTTTATTGAAACAATTACAGTAATATATAAAGATAATAGTTCTGAAGTTTTAGAACCCGTTCAAACTTTGCACTTGAATGACGTAAATCAATCCTTACAAGAATATAATATTACTAAGCCATTTAGAAAATTAGAAGTTATATTAGATTTAGATCTAGTATATGAAAAAATAATATCTCAATCTGACCAATTATTAAGTCAACATTTTAAAGATAATACTTGACAAATATGTTATTTTTGCTATACTAATATAGTTAGGAGTAACATATGATAGAGATTTTACAAGAAGTAACAGATTGGGGCAAGTATAAAATTGCTAACGGCGTTTATCACGTTAATAGTGCAGGACAACTTGTCCAACATAATGATACGGTATTTAAAACACCTATCAAACAATTTTCAAAATCTAGACGTAAGTTTGAAAAGATTGGAGAGAGGCCTGAAGAACTTGCACCTGATGTAATTCAAGTGCAAGGCTCCAACGGTAAAGTTTATACTATCGAGGACGGTAAATGTTCGTGTCCAGGGTATACGTTTAGAGGAAATTGCAAACACATCAATGAAGTCAATTGATAAACCTAAAATTTTTAAATTTATTGTAGATCTTAGCCTAATACTTTTTATTTTTTATCACTTAGTACTAGTCTAGTATTTTTGATATCTGAGGTATAGCAACTTCAGTTGCCCAACGTTTTTGGGCATACTCCGACAAGTGATGACAATGATCATGTGTAGGATGATTTACAGGATCTTCCATTGTTTCGAAATCCCATGCTAGAGCATTTGCAATACCATTCTTACATAAGTTAGTACTATTTACAAATTCCCAATCATAGTATATGTAGATTTCATCTTTACTTGCTTCATGATCAATCTTATGAATATCTTGATAAGATTGTTTCCATTCGAATGTATTTGGACAAAACAAATAGTTAATACCTGCTGAATTCATTTGATGTACTGCACTTTCCATCATATAATACTGCTTATGCGATTCAATTTCATCATCGTACATTGCTGGATAATATTTTCTAAAAGCATTGAATTGCTCTTCGTTCATATGATGTTCTAATTCAGGCCAAAATTGTTTTTCTTGTTGGTATGTTCTATTTAAATTATCTAAACTGTATATACCTGTAACACTTTGACTTATAATTTTAGGGTCATAGTCTTTGCAAGGATGAGATCTTTTGTTATCAAAAAACTTGTCTACATCGTAATCCATTTGTTTTAAACCTTCACGATGTAAGTATCTCTTTCCGGTGTGATTCCAATCTATTCTGCAAGGAGTTGTCCAATTAACAACAATAAAATCAGGATTTAAGTTTTTTACAGCATAGTCTATTTGTAGTCTTATTGCAAAATTGCTACCACCTACACGAGCAATATTTTGGTAATCCCAACCAAAGTGTTCTGAGATAAAATGCCCGTATTCTGTATTAGGAAAAGTAGGGTCTATACTACTCCAACTACAACCGCAAACTACTAATTTCATATTAGTATTTACTTAAATAGTAGTATGTCTAAGATAGTAATTGGCTTTGATGATTTAAATAATAACTTTTTTGATGAGAGTGTAACATTTCATAATGATAAGTTATTCGATTGGTATAATCCCGATGTTATAACATGCAATTACATTTATCCTTTATTAATGAGAGGAGACTTAGGTGACCATTTTATATTTAATTTATCAGAGACAGTTGTACGTGATATAAAAAGTAAAAAATGCATCTTGTGTTTCGATTATTCCTATGAATCTAGAGACCTTACGAACTATAATCCAGAGATTCATCGATATGATCCTTATGATAGGATTATAAAAAACACTAAAATCAAATATAGTATTGACTCTATACCTCACTTTTACATTGATAGTAACCCCTATAATACTAAGTTATCTGAATATAATTTTTATTTTAATAGATGGTTATTCATGCAAGTTACTGAATTTTTAAAATTTAAGCAACTGATTAGATCTAAAAAAAGTAGGCCATTCAAAGTTGCAAGTTTTAATCGTAGGCCTGACGAAAATCGTTTCGCATTTGTAGATAAGGTACAAAATAATAAAGATATACTTTGCACATTAGGTAAACCAGAACCGCAAGATATATCATTTTATGAGAGTCTTTGGCCAAATTTATTACCTAAAGTACCTTTAGAATATGATGAGAAACTTGATTTAGGATTACCTAATAGAGTTAGTATTTTAAAAGAAGAACTACAAATGTTAAGTTATATACAAGTAGTAAATGAAAGTTTTTGGCACTATTCTCCTAATCACATATTCTTGAATGAAAAAACATTTAAACCAATTGCATGTTTACAACCATTTTTGATAAACGGAATGCCTGGCAGTTTAACGCATCTACATGAACTAGGTTTTAAAACATTTGATAAATGGTGGGACGAAAGTTATGATAACATTGTTGAACATGATCTGCGTGTAGAAGCAGTTGCAAAAATTACATTAGAATTATGCAATAAAAGTCACGAAGAACTTGCAAATATGTTATATGATATGTATGATGTTCTTAGTCACAATGCAAATGTATTAAGAAAGTATCCTTTGCATAAAAACTTATATAATCAATTAAGCAATTTTTCTATAGATGGAATTAAATATTTTTCGGAATAAACTTTATGTGCATCAGGTGATATATGACTGCTAAGAAATCTACCGGGATTATTTTCATAGTCTCCGTATAACTCGTTATCTACTTCTGCTAACATACCTGCAACGCCTTGTATATAATTTTGTTGTGGTATAAAATTAAACAGATCATCGTATTCGTTTTTTAGTGGTCTACTATCTTTTTCAAATACTTGCAAGTTATGAAAAAAGTTTAAGGTATTCGGACTCATTAAAAACGATATATTATTATCTTGTAATTCTTTAACTGCACTTTGCACTAAGTAAATTTGTTTATGAAATTCTAATTCGGTATCGTATAGGTTACAATAATAATTTTTAAAATTTTTCCATGTATCTTTAGTAAGTGTTTTTGTTAGACCTGGATATGTTTCTATAACATCCTCAAAATTTGCTGATAAGTCTTCATTTAAAATGCTTTGAAATGTACTAAATGCTAAAGCAGGGTCGATATCCGGGCCTGCAGGATGAAATTTATTGTCTGGAGATTCTAAACTTGTAATATACGATATGTCTTTTATACCGTTTATAGGATTATACTTTTTGCCTGTGTAATTCCATTCTATTCTTGCTGGTGTAGTCCAATTTAGTATTATTAAATCTGGTTTAAGATGTTTTATTGCGTAATCTAATTGTAATCTTATTACAAAATTACTTGCACTTACAACTGCTAGGTTTGTATAGTTAAAATTATAATGATCAGCAATCAGTTGCCCAAATTCAATACCAGGCTGATTTCGATCTCTACTTGACCAACTACACCCACATACTGCTAAGTTTTTCATATTAAAAATTATTTTTTTCTAAACGTTTCTTGATATAATCATAAGCAGTTTCTATAGTGTCTTTGTTTATATCTAAATGGTAAAATGGTATCTTGTAATCTTTAAACATTTTATACATTTTATCGTCTATTCGTAATGCATCTTGATAGTCTTGGGCTCTACTAGAACCATCCCAACCTTGTTTGTCTCTCTTACACATAAAATTTATATTATCATTTTGACTAAAGCATTCGAATGCTATTTTATCTAGAGTATCACTGTAGTGAGGTTCGCCATATGCATCTCTATATATTGAACTTAACATAACAGGAGAATCTGTAATACAAAAATCTACTTTGTCTGCTAATCTTTTTACTCTGCGATGCTGTTTAGCCATTACATACAATTGGTCTTCTAATAGATCTATTCTATTTTCCCATACACACATTTTTGCGTACTCATTTACATGCTCTGCATTATATCCATCGATTTTAAACCTATGAAACATACCAGCCGCCTGTGTACTTTTACCTGAATTAGGTCCACCAAAAAAATTTATTACTATCATTTATATCCTATTTGCATAAATCTTGTGTATGCTGGAGTTACCATTGACCCTACAAAATATGTTTTGCTTAATGGATATTTTTCCTGCATGTTATCAACATTGTAACATACATTTATATGGCCGTCAAATTCTTGAGAATTATTTGTTTGCATAATGATTAATTGATCAGAATCTACAGTATCAAACCAGCCTGTACTCATGTGTTCGCAACTGGTATTTATTATCCAATTTGGTTTTACTGATATTAACTCGCCACCTGTTTCAAATGTCATATTACTACAATCTAGCATGTCAACATCGTGTACTACGCCTTTATATTTCCATCCGTCTTGTATATATTTCTGATTTAACTTTTCTGATTTTTCTATTGCTTCTGCATCTGTATCAATGCCATAAATTCGTTCAACGTCAAATGTTCGTGTAATTGGGTCTACTAATGCACCTATCCAACTGCCTAATATAGCAATAATAGGATCGTCTATTGGTATATCCTTATCAAACCAAGCAGTATGTAACTCTTTCAAAAGCCAACTTTTACTAGCCAATTGTCCTTTACTAAATGCATGAGCAGGATAATAACTTGTATGTTGTACTATATGCTCAAAATAACTAGGTGCTGGTTTCCAAAATCCATTGTCTATGTATTCGCTTACTTCGTTCCAACTGTTTAATTCAATTGATTCCATTTTTCCTCTAACCATTTATAATCATTTATCTTATCTAGTTCTGCTAGATTATTTTTATTTGCTTTTGCAAAAGTGTTCCCCTCTAGTGCTCCTTGTTTTGCCTGTTCCGTAAAATCGGCGTTCCCCTTAGTGTTCATCCATGCGTCTAATCGTTGCTTACTTTCTTCATCATCGTTAAGTGTAAGTTTAACACATTCTCTAAAAGCACTCCTCCAAGTACTAAAAGCATCTGTGTTAAATTTAGTAATACAACTAACTTCAGGCATAGATTTAAATCTACTACTTAATCCTGTAGTAAAGTCTAGTCCCCAACTAGTAGCATCACGTACTAACTTTGTAGGGAAAAGTTTTACTCCTCCATAACCATATTCTAAACCGTTGACTGGATTTTTACTTCCCCATACATGTACAACTTCTTCATCGTACACATCTGGTATATAGTCAAAATTAAAATCTTCGTGTATTATTGCATCTGCATCTACGACCCAAAACATTTTACTGTTTACTCTAGTTGATGCTGTTTTGTGTGCTTCAAATATTCCTTCAACGTCTCGAACCCAAATTAAATTTATAGTTGCCGGCAACTGTCTAATATGGTCTTGTAGTTTTGTGAAGTTGCTATCAGCAAATGGTTCTTTATAACTAAGATAAACAATATCAAATGTAATAGAGTCGCTACCAAGTTCTTTAACGTATTGTAAATTTCTAAATCTATTTAATCTGAGATCTTCTGATTTTATTTTTGAGTAATCGTTTGATGTTGGCCATAATCTTACGCCTCCATATGCAAATACTTTCTTTGTTAATGGATTACGTTTTTGCCATGCATGGATTTTATTTACGTCTGTTATTAAAGGCATAAATCCATTATCAAGTACACTCTGGTCCACTTTCACATCTGGGTCTATAGTCCAAACAAAGGGTTCTTGTATGTCCTTTATTGCGTTTATAAACTCGTTCTTTTCTAAACTTTGCAAGTGGATAACTGGCCACTTAGGCTTTAGGCTTGCTATAGTATTTATAAGTTTTAAATTATCGAACGTATTATTTGCTATTTCTTTGTCTGTATATTTTCTGTCTTTGAATGTTTCTGTTGGTATTAATCTAATGTTTCTATAATCGCCGTCTTCATTTTGCCATATATGTACATTCTTTTTGTCCCATTGGGTCGGGTAATAATCGAAAACAAAATTGGGTTCTATTTGAGTATATGCATCTATAATCCAATACATATCTGTTTTAGTTTGGTGTGCTAGACGCTCGTAGACGTCGTTTAAGCATGTCTTGTAGTCATCAGGCTGTAAGTGATACACTGGATATTCTTTCTGCGTACATGCAGGTTCTCGCATATATTTAGGTCTCCCTTTAGTCTGAGGTACCTTAGGATGCAGACTTACACCACCATAATCGTACTGTCTATTTGTAATAGGATTTAATTTTTGCCATACATGAACTTTACCTTCGTCCCATGTATCAGGTACAAAAGTAAAGTCAAAATCTTCTAATACATCAACAGTTTTTTCAACATGCCAGAACCAATTATTTTTGCTTTTTAATTGTCCTTCTTCTACAGTATCAAATACTTCAAATTCTACATCCTTAAAGGGTGCTATATGATGTATTACTACTTCGGCATCTTTATGTATTTTGGGGACCCATCTTATACCGCCGATTTCTTCAGGATATTTATGTTTTAGTTGATCACCTAAGTGAAATGTATGTATCATATTCTTTTGAAAATCTGGTGGTGTCCAATCTACTTCATCATCGAACTGATATTCTTTATCTATTATCCAGCAGTCTTGTGTTGCAATACTATAATCTTCAACATTGTCTACATATAAGATTGGATATTGTTTTGATCCAGTAGGACTTTGATCAATATATTTTGCTTCTGCTGAGTATTTTACTGGAACTAATTTTATACCACCGCATCTGTTATCACTCACATTTGTAACACTTCTTGGGTACTTATGTCCTAATTGATTAGGTAATTTAAAAATATGTATAAATTTTTGATCGTATCTATGAGGCACATATCTAAATACATTATCTATTTCGTGTTCACTATCAACTAGCCAAAACATCTTAGTTCTACTTTTTCTACTAAATGTATCATATTCATTTAAATTATCTGTGTAAAATACATCAAATCTAACTGGACAAACATTGTGTTGAAACTTATGTTTCGTCATATCAAAATCTTTGTTTACTAATCTTACACCTCCACACCTATTGTCCCATGGCGATAATTCTTCTATTGGATAACGTTCTTCTAAATGCCCAGGTATCTTGAAAACATGTATATACTCTCTTTCATGTTTTGCTGGAACATAAAGTAGTTTACCATTAAAATCAAACTCTCGATCTACTATCCAAAACCAATCTGTTTTACTTCTTTCAGCATATTCTTTATAAATTTCTGCTGTAAATTCATCTTCGTCAACATAGAATACATCGTACTGTTCATCTTCAATTGGACATGCAGGATGTATTTTTGTTTCAGCATCTCTCCATTTTTTAGGTACTAAACGTATACCTCCCATTGCCATAGGATACTTTTCTGTAAGTTGATAAGGCATTCTAAAGACATGTATCATGTCTTGCTCAAAAGGATTAGGAACCCAATCAAATGTATTTAATGTTGTTTTATGATTTACATCTACTAACCAAACATAATCTTCTTTAAAAGTATTACGTTGGGCATAATCATCAATGTCTTTCACAAACATTACAGGATACTCTATGTTAGCATCTAGGTAATTATGATATTTGACATCTGCTGTTTTCCATTCTCTAGGATAAAGTTTAATACCACCCTCATCTTTAGGATACTTATGTTCTAATTGTCCTCTTAAATGAAAACTGTGTATAAAGTTAGGTTCGAAATTGCTTGGTGCCCAATTAATGTTTTCGTTTAATTTATATTCGGGATCAACACACCAAACATGACTTGCATAAGGATTTTTTTCAAAGTATTTTGCTGGTGTCTTTGTATGTAAAATATCAAATGTTTTTTTACAAACAACTTTGTTTATTTCTTTTGTACCTTCAGCCTTTTGCTTAGGTAGTAATGTAACTCCACCGTAATTTTTATTATCCCATTTCCAAACATGAGTGTAACCCATGTCATAGGTTGCTGGTCTGTATTCGAATACATCTAAATCAGTAACTTCAATATTGGGATCTATTACCCAATACATTTTAGTATTTGCTTTTATTTCATTATGGCTAGATACTTTTTTAGCAAAAGGTATTTCTTTTTCTAAGTGTTTATTCTCGCCTATGTAAAATATATCAAACATTATGTTTTTTTATAATACCTTCTGCTATATCGCTGATTTTTTTAACTGATTTGTTCAACAAATCATATCTTTTTTTAAGTTCTTCTCCGTACACAGAGCATACACCCCTATGATCAGGTAAGTCACCGCCGCACATATGACATCTGCCTTCTAGTTTTCTTTGGATTTTATACCAATCAATCTCGGACATGAACCTTTACTCCGTAATGTGTTGCAAAGGCTTGAGCATCTTTTTCGTCATTAACTATAGGTTGACCCTTAATATTTAAACTTGTATTTACAAGCATAGGGCAACCAGTTTCTTTGTAAAAGAGAGTTAATAATTTATGTAATTCAGGGTGTTCACTGCGTCTAACTGTTTGTACTCGACTTGTTCCGTCCTTGTGTACAATAGCAGGAAACTCATCTGGCTTTTTACATTTTGCAACAAATTGCATGTATGGTGCATGACTAATGCCGCCTGGCATTTCGAAATATTCGTGTACATGCTCCTCTAAAATCATTGGTGCAAATGGTCTAAACTTTTGTCGTTTTTTAATAACATTCATTTTGTCCTTAACTGTACTTCCTCTAGGATCGGAACATAATGTTCTATTCCCTAAAGCACGTGGACCAAATTCTGCTCTACCATTTGCTATACCAAATATTTCCCCCGCTCTTAAACTTTCTAGTGATTTTTCAATAGGATATTTACCCTCTATATTATATCCTAAATATGGATCATACCAATTAACTAACTTGCCTGTTTCGTTATACAGATACAATGCCGCCGCCCCTAAACTACTTCCGCAGTCACCTGGGTTAGGCATTATATAAATGTTATCAAAAAGATTATGTAACAAACTATTTGCTACACAATTTAATGATACACCACCCATAAAAACTAAATTTTTGTGTTTTGTGATCTTTTTTGCTTTTCTGGCGTATGCCATAACTTTATCTTCTACTACTTTTTGAGCACTTGCGGCTATATCGTAGTCTATCTTTGTATGTCCAAATTCATCTACTGTAGTACATTGATCTCTATTTAAAAAATTCTTAGGTAACCCTCTTTGTAAATTTTTTCTTGTTTTTAATGTGCTGTTTTTAAACAAAGTTTTTTCTAAATATTTGGCATACTTAGGTTCACCGTATGCGGCCATGCCCATAAGTATATACTCATCTTCCATTGGCTTTAATCCAACTAGAGCAGTTATGGCACTATAAAATAAACCTAGACTGTTTGGAAACTTCATGCTATCTTTCTTTTCTAGTATACCACAATTCCAGTCCCAAATAGTGGCTGTATCAACTTCACCGATAGCATCTATAACCATTACAGTTGCATTATCAAACTTACTTGTTAGTACACCTGCGGCCGCATGTGTTTCATGATGCCAATAATCTACTATAGGAATGTCTTTAAGTTCAGGATAAAATTTATTAATCCATTCTCGTTGTGTTGGTTCACGCAATGCTGACCAATTACCTGCAAAAACATTTCTCAATCGTTTTGCCCAGGCTTTTTCATGCAAAACAATTACATCAGGCTTACCATTTTTAATTGCTTCTGCAATAATGTCATGATTTAGCCATGGGTCATTTTTAACTTTACTATATCGTTCGCTGTGGCTAGCAAATTCTATAATTTCGTTATTAAGCATACAGACGCCTGCATCATGAAATCCAAAACTAAGTCCTAATATTCTCATTATCTATATACGAACGGGTCTCTTTTTCTAAGTTCTTCTAATTTCTTTTTTAACTTTTCTTCTTCTTCTTTTGTGAGATCTAAGTTAAGTTCTTCTTCTTTTTTGTCTTTATCTTCGCTCATGATATGTATCTCCATTTATACATTTCTAAAATTTCGTTTGCTATCTTCTGGTGCAATTCGTTACTTTTAATGTGTTTTGTTTCACTAAAATCGTCTGGATTTGTAGCCATAAATGTTTCTATGAAACTTTCATTTGGCTTATAATACTTAGTTGTATCTATATGTTTCCATAAAGGTATTTGGCATGTTAAAGGTATACTATTAAACATATTGCAATATACATAGTCTATGTTTTTAGATTGTAAAAAATACTGTAATGCTAATTGGTATGTAATTGTATGCTCTAAACCTATATCCCAATCTGCTAAATGTAAGTCAGCATATCTATAAAATTTATCTAATTGCTGATTTTCTGATTGCTTTTGTAATGTATAATTCTGTCTTTCAGTATCAAAACTAAATTCAAATCTTTCGTGTGTGCTCCAACCTATAATAACTAAATCTACATCATTGTTTTCACAGTACTCCATAGTTGTACGCATAATTCTATGATTACTGCCACCACCTTCTGCTAAATTTACATGTGTATATTTTAAATGCTCAGAAATAAAATCTCCAATAGACTTTTCAGTTTCACTGCCTTCTATATGACTACATCCGTTAGTTAGTAATTTTTTCATAATCATTAATTATTTTTTCTGCAAACAGTTTATTACTTTTTTGACTCATATGATTCTTAAAATTTCTAAATTCTTCTTCTGTATAATCATCTAAATTATCCGAAGTTACACTAAAAGTAGAAAGATCAAAATCGTGGTTAAAATATTTTGCCTCTTCTGGAAAACAAAAATATTGTAAGTTTATGGTATTTTTTTGTAGGCACATTGCTGAAATAGCCTTTTGAAGAGCATCTAGTGTTGATATATCGTGTAAATGATTTTGTAAGTGTGCATGATATAAATTTACTGCAAGTTTGTAATTTTCCGAAATATATGGATCTCTGATTTGTGCATTTGGTCCTGGGATAGGGAGTCCATGTTTATCGCATCTTCTAAAACTTTCGCTCCATAATATAATACATAAATCATTATTTTCTCCCTCATTTATAAACCTGTGTGCATCTGCAAATCGTTCATATGTAGATATAGGACCATGTCCTCTTTGACCTAAATGCTTTATATGTGCATTAAATTTTTGTTTTAATATATTAATATATGTATGTTCGCAGTCATCAGAACCGTAACTATCGCCGAATACCCAAATATTATCTATTTGATGCATACATTAATCTCCAAAGTTCTGGTAGTGCTTCTTCCATGTTTTCATTTCGCTGTTTATCTAATAATTTTGTATATTTTTTAAACGTAACTAATTCCTGCTCCCAATTTTCTTTTCTATTTTCTTTTAACGCCTTAATTGTTGCATTTATACTTTGAACATTTTCTGGCCTATTTGCTAAAACTTTACTTTGTTTGAGCCACATTTCTAATCTACCTGCGGCAACTTCTCTAACTTGCTCTGGGCAGTTTCTAAAGTCTAAACTTGTTGGATAATCACAAATTAGAAATGTTACAAATACTTCTCTGCCATATTCTATTTCTAGATCTTCTATAAATGTCAGTAATTTTGTAATAGTTAATACATTGTATATTTGTATAACAGGACTAAACAAAACAGTACCTATAACATCACTAGCACAATATTTACGCAAGTTTTTCTCAACTTGTTTCCAATGACTTGCACCTCTGATATATTCATTCTCATGGCCATATGCATCTACACTTACACACATTAGAACTTTCTTAAACTGCTCTACTAAGTCTAAGAAACGTTTTTGTATATTAGTCATATTACTATTAAACACTAACTCGATATCTTTAGCAATTCCCATTTCTACACACTTTTCCATAATCCAATATACACGTTCAATAATAGTTGGTTCGCCCCCTGTGAAGTAAAGTTTACTCACATTAGGTAACCATTCCTCGACTTGTTTTAAGAAGTCTGGATCATCTTCCCAATTAGTTAAGTTATCTACAAACTGTCCCCAAGTAAAATTGTCTTTTATAAACTGACCTGCTAACGGATCATTACCTTCAATCTTTGCATATTCTTTTTGTATCTGTGAACTATTTTGAGGCTGGCACATTCTACACTTCAGGTTACACATATTGCCAAGTCTAAAGTCTAAATACATTGGAGACTCTTCTACAACATAATCATTATTAATACTTTTTTCTATAATGTTTTGTATTTCTTCTCCACGTTCACTGTACTCAAACCAGTCTCTGATGTAATTTGTTCTATAACTTGGGAATCCCATGTCTTCTAAATCATAGCAATGCTCACAACCTTTTACCACGTCGCCTTCTATCATCTGCTTACGGATTTTACGCATATGATTGCTATTCCATACTTTCTCAATTTTGTCTCCTCTATTGAGATCAAACATACTGCCATCATCGTTTTTAAAATTGTCACGAGCAACACAGCACCAACTTACTGTTCCTGTTGGTTGTGTCATTACATGTATCCACGGATACGGACAAAATGTTTTACTGTATTCCATTCCAATCTTTCTCTATAAGTTTAAACAAAGTAGGAAATGTTTTTTCAAATTTTTCTTCTCTATGTTTATCTATTAATTTTGTTGTTAGTATAAAGTTATGCCACTCTCGATCTTCATAAGAATCGCCGTTCATAAATTTTAATGTTTTTTGTATATAGTCTGGTGCATCTTTATACATTAATGTTATTTTTTCTTTTACTCTTTTTGGTAAAACTTTAGGCGATATATGACTAGGTGTAAACACCATATTGTAGTGTATGCGTATATCTTTATCTACATGTTTTGTTAATTCTTCCATATTGCAAATATTAAAAATACTAAAAGTTTGAAAAATTCCTATCTCAAATTTATCTTTTGGTAATTTATTAAATAACTCTAAATGATACATTGCTTCAGAAAATTTACCTGGATGTCTTATATATTCGAATCTATTATCTATATCATCTAGACTTACAAATATTTCTACCCGCTTAAATTTTTCCCATAGAGATATTTTATCTTGTGGGAAAATAGAACCATTTGTATTATATGCAATCCTTATGTTTTCTGCTATACCTAGTTCTACACATCTTTCTAATATTTCATAATGTCGTTCGATAAGCAACGGTTCACCACCAAAAAATTCTAATTTCTCTACGTTTTGCAAATGTTTGTCTATGTCTTCCCAAAATGCTTCATTCTTTTTCGGCCACATTCCTAACTTATTAAACAGTTTTGCTGTTTCATTATGAGGATTCATTTTAACTTCTTCTGCCGCCCATTGACTACTTGCAAAACTGCTACATATTCTACATTTTGCATTACAAATATTTCCTAATTTTAAATCTAAAGATTTTATATCGGGTCTAAAGTCTTCTCCCCAAAATTTGTTTTCTCTCAATCTTTTACTTTCTATACCTGCTTCTTCTTCCTTCCAGCAATTATTACATGCTTCGAATTTTTTTCCATGTACAAAATCTTCCTGTAAAGTTTTTAACCATTTACTATTTTTTACATCACTAAATGTGTCGCCATTTACTAAATTAAATTCTGTACCATCATCTTTTTTTGCTGTTTCTTGCATGATACAACATGCCGCCATAGTACCATCAGTTCTGGCTTCTAAATTTATAAATGGTAATATGCAACTCATATTCCAGATAACTCCGGGTACACATCATCGAAATTTTCATCTCTCAGTTTATCAAATTCTACATTAAATGCTTTAAATTCATCTAACAAATTTGTGTGGTCGTCATCTAAAAATTGAATAGAACTTTTGTAGCCTTCTGTTGCTCTACCAATATGATCTTGAGGCTCTAACCATTCTAAATGTTTTTGCCACTTTGTTTTTATTTCTTCTTTTAGTGTTGCAGGTAGCACACTCATTCTAAAACGTGGGTTATTTAAAAGTACATTCATATACCAGTCGCCTGGTTTGATGTAACCTTTGTCAACCCAACTTCTATGGAAGTCTGTGATATGCCAGGCGTTATAGGCACTGACCGTTGCACTTATATAAAAATCTATTTCAGGTGCTTCTTTTTTTAGTCGCTGTATATTGGTTTCTACATCTGACCATACAGTACCTTTACGTTGATATTCTCCTCGTACGCCTTCTGCATCTAAACTAGCACCTATACTTATTTTATCAAAGTTTTTCCAAAGTTCTATCACATCATATTTTTTATAATTTAATGTTGTAAAGTTTGTATTATAAAAAATGCGTATATCTGTTTTACCCATTTCTACTAATTTATTCATTATACCCCAATGCTCGTCCATCATAATAGGCTCGCCACCTGCCCAATATATTTGTTCTATGTGTTCTAGCATAGGTTCGAACTCGTCCATAAAGCCATCAACGTCTTTACGAATTTGTATGATTCTTTCTGTAGGACTCACATTAAATGTACTTGCTTTAGCATCAGCATACCAGTTACTGCTTAATTCAGGCCCACAATATCTACAACGTAAGTTGCATACATTACTAAATCTAAAATCTAAATATACTATATGTAGATCATCTAAACTTCCATCTGCATTTGTTTTTTCAACTTTATCCCAATGAGGTTCTAACCAGTCGCGATTGCTTCTGACTCTTAAACTGTCATGACCTTTTTCTTCTTTCTCATAGCAACGTACACATTGCGAACACTTTTTACCGTTTAACATGTTTAAGCGAACTTGTTTCATACGTTCGCTATTCCACACTTCTTGTAAACTATTTTCTCGCAAATCACCTATATGGTCTTCCCATGGTGAATCACAACACAGCATAGTTTTTCCATTAGGCCATGGGTGCATATGAATCCAAGGTAGGATACACATCACATCATTTTTGTGATCTTTAATATCTGTGCTGAATGTCATGTTTCTCTAAAAGTTCTATTAATTCTGGGAATATTTCCCTCCAACCTTCTTCATGTTGGCGTATTTTATCTAACTCGTCATTGTACCGACAAAAGTGTTCCCACTTAACTTCATCCCAATCATCGTCATTATACATGCTCAACAATGTTCCGAGTTCATGTCTGTTACCCATCGTTTTTCTAAACTTGGTATGGGCCTCGTGTCTCACGACAGGAGGTAATATTCCAGGCGATAGGTAATCAGGGTCATATACAAAGTTCATATCAACTGGACATGGTGCCCAGTTTAAAAACTCGTCCAAATAAATGTAACTATATGCACTAACCGTTTGTGTTATTCTAACTGTAAGTTCTGGTACTGCTAATATAGTATCTAAATTGCTCTCTACATCTGACCATTCTGTAGGATATCTTATATATTTGTTTCTGTGATTTAAGTCGTCTATACTAGGACAAACTCTGGCTTCTTTAAATTCTTTCCATAATGGTATTGCTTTATCTGGTAAATTTGTCATGTTAATATTATACCATAATATAATATTTTTACTACGACCACTTTCCACAAGCATTTCTAAAAACTTCCAATGTGCTTTTATTAATGTAGGCTCTCCGCCATTTATATAAAGTACTTCTAAATTAGGTGCACATTTAAATAAATCCTCATAAAAATTTTCGTCTTCTGGCCATTGAAAATCATGTTTGTGATCTAACCAACTGTATCCATCATTTACAAACTCTAATGAGTCCACAATCTTTTTATAGTCTGCCACCCACCTTGAACTACTTGCCGGATTACATGTGCGACACCTAACATTGCATACATTACCAAGACGCAACTCAACAAAGCGAAGGTCCATAGGTATGCTACCGTCCTCACTAGTAATTCTGGATGCGTAATCGGTGTTAATGTCCTTATAAATCTTGGACTCGTAGACACGTTTGCTCTCAAGGCCTTTTCCTTCTTCCTGGTAGCATCTTTTACATGCTTGAGGCTCAATATCATTTAACATCTCCTTTCTAATCTGTTTAAAATAATCACTATTCATGTGTGTTTCTATATTGTGATCATTTAGGTTGAAGAATTCATCTCGGTCTTCACCGTAATTTCTTGCTCTATTTTTACCTGCTGTCATATCTGAAATACAACAAGGTGTAACACCGCCATGCGGGTGTGTGCCTAAGTGGTTCCATGGTAACGGGCAAAATGTTTTGCTCATTATATTAAACCACCTTTATCAAATTTTCCATAGTCAGGAAAATTTACTACATTATATTCTATGTTTCTATAATTAAAAGATTTATGTTTTACTAATATTGTAAATAGTTCAGGGAAACAATCTCCAAATAATTCTTTTCTATATAAATCTCCAGCAACAATTTCTTTACAAAACATAAACCATCGTTTTTCTATTTCTGCATCAATTGTATCCTCACCGCTATCTCCATATGGAATAACTGTTTCGTTTCTTGGCATCATAACATGATGTATTATACCTTGTATTTCGTCTCTGTATTCTTCTCTAAATTGTGTTAAATCTTTTATAGGCTCTAATATTTCTGGTTTTGCTTCTTCCGGAAATATATTAGAGTTAAACCATGTAGGGAAATTTGCTATGTTATGAAATAATAAAAATTTTGGCCAACGTTCTTCGAATGCCTTATGTAATTCTGCAAGATACATAACATTAAAAACGGTTACTGTAATTGTTATACCGATACTAAGTCCACGTTCTTCTACTAAATTATGAAAGTAGTCTAAGTTATCTACAACTTCTTTCCAATCAGCACCATGACGTAAATACTCAAATCTTTTTTGTACTGCGGCATCTATACTAACATTAAATCCTATTGATTTAAAATTGTTAATCATTTTTTCCATAAATTTTTTATTTAATGTTGTGCCATTTGTACTAAATGTAATCTCTACATCTTTAGCAATATTGTCATCGATTAACTTTTCTGCAAACTGCTTGAATTCTTTCATATATAATGGTTCACCTCCCATTACTTCGAGGAATCTAACATGAGGTAACCAATCATTCATTTTGCTCCAGAAAAAAGATTGTTGATCGTTTACTTTAACTGCAACTTTTTCTTGAACATATGGTAAATTTCTATCTTCTGCTTCTTTAACCCATTTGCTACTATAATTAGGATTACAACTTCTGCATTTTAAATTACATGTATTACTTAAAATAAGTTGTATATCTTCTGGCATATCTGGTTCTTCAGCATATTCTATGTCGCCATACCTTTGTTCTGCAATTTCGTTGTATAATAATCTTTTAGATTTTTTACCATTTTTTTCGTCTTGCCAACAAGGCGCACAATTATCTGGTAATTTTCCATCTCTTATTTCTTGTCTTATTTTTTTATAATGATCACTATGAAAGATATCTCTTAAAGGAGTTCCGCCTAGAGTATACTCTTGCCCTACAGGATTTTTTATTCGTTCTCTTGCTATACAACATGTACGAACATGTCCTAACGGCTCGTTGCTGATGTGTTTCCACAATAAACTACAATATCTAGGCTCACTCATTTTTATCTCTTTCTCGTATTACCGTAATGAATTACATTTACACCTTCTATATCTGGTGTCTTTCTCCACGGGTCAACTACAATACTACCTGGTGCAAAAGTTAATTCTGTTCCGTTGCCTGTTGATACTAATGCATCGTCGCAGTCTGTAACTTTATGATCGCCATACCAACCTGGTACAGTATCTAATTGATCACCGTATGTAATACTTGGGTTATGTGCTAATAGATATACTGCTGGATTATCTAACACTTCTTGCGGAGGAATATCTCCTGTTTTTTCATCATAGTAATGTAAGTCACAGTTTCCCTTTTCTACATAGTGGCCCACTAACATACTCGCCGAACCGGCTTCATATTCTACTAGTGGCTTGTATGCTTTACCTACAATAATAATAGGTAAATCAGGAATACGACCAAATGCAGGATGTGTTTCACATGCCAAATCTATTAATCGTTTTGCCATGTTTTCTGCTTGTTTTTCTCTACTAAGCATTACAGCATCAAACAAGTCATATCCAAGATCAAGTTCTTCAGCCATCCAACGTAAAGCAATATTATCTCTAGGGTGACAAGCACCACCATCGCCCATGCCTGGCTTCATGTAACCTGGTCCCATAATACGTCTGTCTGAAGTTGCAAGTGCATCACATACTACTTCTGCATTTATATTACCTAAGTTTTCTGCAACGTCTTGTATCATGTTTACTAGACTTACTTTAGCACTAATAAATGTGTTGTAAAATACTTTAATACATTCTGTTTCGTCCCAAGTACCAATTATGTATCTGGGTTCGTTCTGCATTATTGTTTTGTAGAAGTCAACAAGTTGTTTTGCATCACCTGTTTCACTTCCGTCTTCGGTTCCAATCATTACCATTTCTGGATTAACCATATCCCACTTTACTGTACCCATAGCAATAAGATATGGATTGTAAACGAATCTGGCATTTGGAATTAAATCAATAAACTCTCTCCTGGTGGTTCCAGGGAGTACTGTTGATATAAGGACTACTAATTGGTCTTTTGTTGCAACCGCATTTACTTCTGTAAGTACTTGTTTGACTAAACTATAATCAAAGTCCTTATTTGGTAAATGGCTGGTTGGTGCTTTTCCATCATATTTTGGGTCATGCGGTGTAGGTACAGCAATAAAAACAATATCTTGTCCTACAACTGCTCCTTCTAACGTGTCACTCATTGTAAAGTTTTCAGGCTCTACAGGATTAACATCATACCCAACAACATCATGTACTTCAGCGACCATCTCGGCACAGGCTTGTCCTAACTTACCTACACCGATAAATCCGACTGAGGCCATCTTTATCTCCTGTTGTGTTTGTATAAAATACAGTTATATTTATCTGGTGTAATTGTTATATCTAGATATTTCAGATTGTAAATACCTTGTTATATAGTAATATATCTCAGTATTTCTTAATGCTTTATCGATACATTCTATCTGTCTAGGATCAGAAACATTTTGATTTTTAGTAATAGGCAAACCTAGATCACTAATATGCTGACTAAGATTTTTAGAATCTAAAAAGACTATATTTTGTAGTTCATCAAATTGCCATAACCAATTTTTAATATGATAATTATGATGTAATGCAAAGTCTGAGGGATAAGGAAAATCTTTATCGAACTCAAATTTATTAGATGTTCTAAACTCAGACAAATAAAACATTCTGTCTAAAACTTTTGTACATCTGCTGATATCTGTTACAATATCATTTAAATTTGCCGGAGTTATTATATTTTCTGTATAATCTTGCAATATTTCTTTTATACCACTGACATATCGTTCCCATGGATCTCGAATAAGAACAGTTATTTCATAATTGTTTAGATACAATGTTTTTAGTGATTCGTATTGCAGTACATACCCTTCTTTCCAGCCTATATATGGTATAGGAAAGATTTTAGTCATAAAATCAGCACTAAATTCACCTGTTTTGTACCAATCTTTATCAGATAATGCTGATACTAATGTAGTAGTTCCTGTTTTTCCTAAACTATAATATGCCTTTTTTTCGTATTTTGATACTGCTAACATTATCTTTGGTTGTCGTATTTGTCTACTCTCATCCACCAATCGTATAATTCGCTGTCTAATTTGTAAACATCTTCTATAGTAACTGCTTCTTCTGGCCTCATTTCAGCAATTCTACGTTGCCATTTTCTGCCTTTAAAGAAACTATCTTCATGTTCTTCTGGCCATTGTTCCTCAAATGTAGGAACAGTTAGCATATTTTCTAATTCATTAATTAGAGTTTGTTGTTTATGAGTTGCACGTGGGCGTATATAGTCTAAGTTTTCATGTATAATACGATCTAATATGTGTCTTGGCCATGCCATAGGACTAAAAACTATATCACTGTGAAATGCAAACATCCTTTTTGTTTCTATTTTAACATCAAGTTCTAAAGCATAGTCAAAAAAGTTTTTTAAATCTAACATTCCAGGTCCTGTGAGTGTTAAGTCCATTAACATTTTATCTTTACCGCCAGGTAATGCTACGCCTTCTCTAAAATTTTTGTCCCATTGTTCCCAATCTAAACCTGTACGAATAAACTCTCCTATCCAACCAGTACCATCAATACTTGCACACATAGTCCAGTCTTTTGCTTGTGGTAACCATTCATACAGGTAATGTTTACCTAATCTCACACGACTTAGATTACTGTTGTAACGTAAGTGTACAAGTTTAAGTGTGTCATCTTGTGCTAACCTATCCATCGCTCGCCAATGTATATCATACATTAGTGGTTCGCCACCCACCCAATACAATTCTTCAACTGTACCACTACAAATGTATTCCCAAAACTCTTCTTCAACAACTTCCTTTTGAAACTTGTCTATTATCTTTTTATTCTCTGGAACCATGAACGGCTGGTTTTCAGGCGACCATTGATCATGCTTTCGCTTCTCGGCCTCCCATGCTGAACTGAGCGGTTCACCACACATACGGCATTTAAAATTGCATAAATTACTAACCCTATAATCAAAAGAGATAGGTTCCATTGTAGTATATCCATTTTCGTCTGTCTCCTCAAAACATTGATCTATTTTATTTTCAAACAAGTAACCAGTAAACCATTGTCTATATGTACTTTGGCTTAATACACTATCGTTACAAACATTACATTGTGGTATTTCCTCACCTGCCATAAGTTTCTTTCTTATGTCCATCATGTAAGGTGAGTTCCAATGTTCTTTTAATGTTACTGGCTTGTAGTCTGCTATTGTTCCTACTGGTCTAAATAGTCCTGTGCTTTTATCATTACTAGCATCAATATATTGTTTCTGCATCATATGGTCTTCACGACTAGCACAGCACATACGCCTCTCACTTTGAGGAGAAATATAGGTATGTGTCCATGGTGCTGTACAGAAAACTTTATTTTCTGATTCGGGGTGCATAGCACCGTGTTCCCATTTAGGCTTTATTTTAGCCATTTGCTATCTCTAATTGATTCATATTGATAAAAAAATCATAAAATTTTTGAGGTGTTAATATTGCAGGATTTTCTTCTCCGTCATTGCCTAAAAACTTTTCTATATAATCTACATCCTTAAATACTACAGCACAATCAGGAAAAATATCTTCACTTCTTCCTTCGTAACCTATTTTTATATGCTGAGTCTTTCTAAATTCGTTAAGTTTATTAAGATTTAAATTCTCTACTTGTGGTGGAAAATCTTTTGTAGTATGATAAAAACTTAGTTTTTGTTTATCTACACTTCTTGGGTATTTAGATATAATATGCTCTCCCCAAGATCCAGCACCTGGATAAATTATTTTATCAAATGATACCATGCAAAAGTCTACAAGTTCTTTTTCGTTTCTAGAATCAAAATGTATCTTTATGTGTGTACAGTCAGTATAATCTTTTACCCAACTTGCGGCTTCGCTATCAGATACACTCCATATTACAGGAATACCTATTTGAGTAGTTAGTTCATTAAATTTTCTAACAGTTAGTTCATCTATTTCACTGCGTTTAGCAACTTCTATGTAAGGTAAATTACCCCATTTGCTGTTTATACTAAGATACTTCTTTTCTTCTGGAATAGAAAGTGTAGGTGTTGCTTTGTTAATTATAATTGCATCTGCGTTGCATTGAGCCGCAGATACTACACGATCTTTTATATTGTTCCAATCGTTTTCATGACCTATGCCAATATTAGCATACAAATTAATCATTTGCACCTCCAAGGCCATCTGTGTCTGTGTCCCAACCTATACTACTTCCACCTTTAGGCTTGTAATCAGGTTCAAATTTAAACAATTCATCATCATAGTCTTCATCACTTTCGCCTGTTTTACGTCCTCGCATTTTCATTTCAACAACTTTAACTTCACCATCTTCTGTAACAATACGTTTTGCATACAAACTATCTGTAACACCATGTGTTTTAGGTGCTTGTATGTCTTGTTCGTCTGCTCCTAACGGTATTATTTTGATGTCATCATACCAATCTGCTAGTCTAGGAAATGTTTCTTTAAAATTAAAACCACGTCTAGCATCATACTGTTCGTAAAACAATTTAAAATCATGTTCTAAAAGTTCTTTATCAGCAGTATTTCTATGTGGAGTCTTAACAACATCAAGATATTCTATAAGTCTACTTAATTGATCTTGTTCCCATGGTTGTACTAATAGGTTACCGCTTTCATCTTTCTCTTCGCGTTCTCTGACGCCATCTAACCAGGCACTTATTTCATCATGATACATTTTACGCAAGTCATCTGGTAATGTTAAAGGCGATTGGAAACTAGGGAAACGTAAAATGTTACAGGTAAATCCAGGACGATTATGACCGTATTTACGTTTCATTCCTAGCATCCAATCTAAAAATTCCACTATGGTATCTAAGCATAGTGCATTGATTGTCATCATCATATGTAAGCCGTCTAGGTTTGCTTCGCTACATATTCTCTCAAAATTTTGTGTCCAGGTATCCCAATTCAATCCATCTCTGATATATTCTAATTGGCTTCCATGTGCTTCACCACTAGTGTATAAATGGAACTTATTAATGTTTTGTGTACCTGCAATAAGTTTATCTAATAAGCCTTTCTTTGCCATTAAGTTGCTGTTTATAGCAAATCTCATATTGTCCTTATTAGGCTCGTCTGTTGTTTCGAACCAATCAAATAACTCATATATGTCAGGAGTCATAAGTGGCTCACCACCAGTAACACGAATCTCTTCTAGATCTTTACTGAGTTCGGGCCACCATCTCCAAAATGCATCTACATAAGGGTTTGCTTGTCCTTCATCAAATGGCTCGGCGTAAGGAGCATCATCAATAAAGTGTCCTCTTGCATCACTCTTAATACCTTGATAGCCTCCGTTAGTACGAATATCTTTTACCCATGTAGAGGAGAATGCAGGATTGCAATAACTACATGCTAACTGACAAGTTCTATTAAATGCTATTTCTAATGTTTTTAAGTTTACGTCAAACTGTGGATCTAAAGTTGCCGCAGTATGTAAATCTTCATCTTCATATATAACTGTTTTGTAAACTCTATCACTTACCGGTTCATTGCCATCAGAGTCTTTTTCCATATCTTCTATCTTCCAACAGTACTCACACTCTTTTGGTCTATCACCTTTCTGCATCATATCACGCATTTTCTTTTTATGACGTGTGTTATGAATCGCAGATGGATTATCCTTTATTTCTTCTAAATCGATTTGGTGTGCAGGTGGATGGTGACAACTAGTTGTTCCACCGTGACCTAACCATATAGTAGCATTGTACCACTTGGCACCACAAAAAGAATCACTTACAGGATCAATCATCCTTGCTTTATATTCTCTGTGACTTTCGCCTTGCTTTCTTCCCATTATTTCTCCTTTGGGTATCCTTCATACCAATCTTGTATTGTGTTTACCCTGACATCTCTCCATGCATTTTTATCTAATGCGTACATAACTAATGTATCAGGACTACTGTATTCTTTTATTATCATACTTACTCCTGATATTTTATTGTTTAATGTACACGGCATAGTTCTTACTTCGCCTGTGTCTAATTTTTCAAATACAACTGTTATAACACCTTTTTTAAGAGCATCTACTATTGCTTTTGTGTTCATACCATTGCCTCTGCTTCTTTACAAATGTTCCACCAGTCTTCCATTTCAGGAAACGTTGCTAAGAAATCTGTATCTCTACGCTCATCATGTTGCGTAAAAAATTTATAAAAATTTGCTCTTGCTTTTAGCAGTTCATCTTTATCCATACTAGATCCTGCTTTCATCCATTCTAAGTTACGTCTAACTTTGTCTATCTCAAAGTCTTTAAATCCTCTATAGTCTATATTTACTTCATCTGCTTGATTCATTTCCATAAATGCTATTGCTTCTTCTAAATAACTTTGATAGTAATCAGGCATTATTTGTATGCATTGCCAAAGCGGTGCTCTCAGTAGAGGAATATCAAACCATATCCTTTGTTTAGGTTTTACTTCATAGTCAGGGTGTCTGTGATCTCCATTATCTGGAATAGGAATATATTTTATTCCTTGTCTATCTTTTGCATACTCGTCTCGCAAATCTAATATCCATTGTAAATAGTCACGTAAACTTGTAAGACTTAGTACATTGAACGTATTGATGAATGTTATAGTACTATTATCAGTTTCTTTTAAAATTCGTTTAACATTTTTTTGTAGCACCGAAAAATCCATACCAGTACGCATATACTCTGCTTGTTCACCGTAACCATCTACACTTACAAACGTGGCAAAGTTTTTACATGCTGGTGCTACATACCAGTTGTTCCCTGAGTTTGGATTAAACTTTTCTGGGTCTTCCCAAATTTGTATCTCTTCTAATCTTTGTAGTTTCTCTATAAACATATCCATTAAGATAGGTTTAGGTGGTACCATGTTCGATGTCATAGACATCTCCAACCAGGCATTTGGATTTTTGTATACATAGTCTAAAACCTTAAATGTATTCTTATCCATCAATGGTTCACCACCTGTCATACGAAACACTTCTAATGTTTTGTATAATTCAGGCCACCATTTCCAAAATGCTGTAACGTATGGATTTTCGTCTTGTGCTAACTTAGGAGGCATAAGTCCAGATCTGTCTAAACTGTCTGCGTTATTGTGTTCGCCTTGTACAATTTGATACGGACCATGTTCTTTAATTTCTTTTTCCCAACTGTTGCTAAGATGTGGACTACAATAACTACACTTAAAGTTGCAGGCTTGGTTAAAGTTTACTTCGACGTATCGCGGATTAATATTTCCATCTGCATCTGCAGTTTTAATTTCTTCTCTGGCATTTTGTGCCCAATACTCGCCACTGCGATATACCCTGTCACTTCTGCCGCCTACATCTTCTATACGCCAGCAGTAACTACAGCCTTCTGGTCTCTCACCTGCTAACATCTGAGCACGTTGTTCTTTCTTTTCTTTTGTGTTATGTAATGCAGAAGGATTTGTTTCTAATTCTTTAACATCAATTTTGTGTGTTGGCGGATGATAACAACTGTGAGTCATGCCGTTTGTAAGGTGCATAGAAACTTGAGTCCACTTTGCATAACACATTGTAGGACTTATTGCGTCTAATTGTTCTTTGGCCTTGTCTGCGGCTTGGTCGTATATACTACTCATCTAGATATGATCACCTACAAGATGTACTTTTCCATGTAATCCTTTATCTTGGCTAACTGACATTTTTGCTACAGTTTTTGCATAACGTTCTGGATCATGATCCAAGCCACCCGGGCATAGCCCATATGCATTTACACCTTCTATGCATATACATTTTAATATTTCTTTTTCTGCGGCTCTAAACATTCTATAGAAAAATTTATTTTTACCTACGTCAACTGATTGTTCATCGTACCATTTCGTAATAGAACTTGTAATAAATACAAACTTGTTTGCATCTTTTAGTATATCATAGATGTATAATTTACTAATAATAAAATCTTCTACTAAGTTATTAATTGATGCTGTAATTTTTTCAGGTATCTGTTGTGAATGATCTATGTAATCTTCGGTTGCACATTGTTGATTAAAAATTACAACATCAGGTTTTGGATATTTACTAAATTCTTTCTCTAATAATTGGCGGTTTTTGTAATTTAGATTTTTTCTACCAAATTGAAAAACATCATGTTCTTCTTTTAAAAAACTTATAATGCTTTGTGCAAAACTAGAACTAGAACCAATCATAAAAATGTTCATTGAATTAAACCTTTTTCTAATAAGTCTTGTATTTGTTTTTCTCTAATCATTACGCCCCATCTTCTAGGGTTTACAAAAGTTTTCTTAAAAAACTTACACATTTGTTCATTGGGATCAAACAGCATCATTTCGTTAATATTTTCGTTAAGTTTTTCACCTAAATCTTGAATTGCTATATACAACATTTCTTCGTTATATGAAACTTTTGTGTATTTGCATACTGTGTCTCCTGGAAAACGAGGCAGTATGTCATTTGTAAAAAAGTCTTTAAACCAGTCGTAATCTGATATAAGATTAGAATCCCATTCTGTTAAAACAGTCATCTCACAACCTAGTCTTGCTCCATAGATTGCCCACAAGCCATTCTCTACATCACTACCAATGTTGCACCATGTTTGCAGTCTGTTATAATTTTGCCACCAAATTTTATCTGTAAACTCATCTGCTCTAACTCTTGCACCTTGATCCAAACTCATTTTAACACCCTCTCTAAAACCTGCTCTAAAGGCTTGGAAAGGTGATGCAGTTTGATGTACTTCTGAGAACGTATCGTTTAGTTGTATGTAATTTAATTTCCAACAAAACTCCATACCTTCTTCATCGTCTGCATCTTCGTGAGTTTTCATATCTAATGCATATTGTTTAGGCCAGCATTTAAGACCACCGTTGCCGTATACTAATCCGTTTAAATGATTTTTAGCATTCCAACTAAAAATACTTTCCGAAATTTCATTACCATCATGATCTGTGTCTGGCACATCTAACACCTGTTCAAAGAAATCAGGCATTACAATATTATCACCATCTACTGTGATAAATCTTTCTGTTTCTGATTGCTCTGCACAGGTTTTATGTGCTTTATCAAAACCTTTGACTCCATGAACACGTTTTGCCCAGGGTACTTTGTTTAGTAGATCTGCCCAATGCTCTTCTGCATTAGGTTCATCGTATGAAATATAGAATATGTCTAGTTCTGTAACATCAATTTTTGCCATATGTGTCGTCCTGTGTATTTTTTAAGTACGCACATATTTATCAAAACATTTTATGGTATATATACTGCATTGGTCCATTGTTTCAGGAATATCTTTCGATACAATTTCATTTTCTATAAGTTCTTGCAATTTTATATTTACAAAATATACTAAAAAATGTGGATCATTAAGGCTTGTAAAATAAAAAGTTAATTCCTTTTTACCTTTTGCTATTGCTGACTCTATACCTTGCTTCTTATATTTGGTTCTATGTTTTTTATGCAATTTTACATTTAATATTTTTTTATCTGTATTAATAGATATATCAAATGTTTTTGCTGAACTCTTTTCTATTAATGTAACAAAGTCATCTTCACTTCTAACATATAAACTTTCAATTGGCCTCAATTCAATCGAAAAGACAGTATCTATATTAGGATCTTGTACTACTCTGTATAAGTTTAAATTTTTTCCTTTGAGTATTTCTATTTGTTCATTTTTAAATATAGTACTTTTCCATCCTTTTTGAGGGGTAATTTTTTCTTTAGTAACAGAAACTATTGTACCATCAGGTGTGTACCAAACTGTATAGTCTTTCTTAAATTCGTTTACTTGCAGATTATAAAAATCACCTGCTTCTTTTTTTGCTTTTATAAATTTGCGTCTACGTTTTTCTGCTTCACTTAATGCCATAATCTTGTTCCATTTGCTTAATCATGTTTTTATTTAACCAATCTTTTTCTACATAATGAAAAGGATAAAGTTGTTGAAAATTTCCTATTTTAAAATTGTTATAGGTATTATAAAATGTTGGTAATGTTTCTGACCATGTTTCACTAATTCTAGTGTCAGGTATGTTTTGTACATGGCTTTTCATATGTATAAATGTTGGCACTTCGTCTATATTTTCTCTAGTACACAGATGCTCTATACCTAATATTTGCATTGCTAAAGCAAATGCAACATCTCCGCTTAACCAATCAGGCTTCCCTTTTGGCATATATTTAAAGTACATACGTTGCCAATGTTGAAAAATTATTTCTATCATTGCAAACAATTCACTTGCTAGATCAGATTTTTTAAAATAAAAAAATGCTGTGTATACGTTTGGTAAATTATTTGCCTTAAAATATTTTCTATAAAAATTACTGCTAACTACTTCGCCTCTGTATGTTCTTACTTTTGTAGTCGCCCATATGTCACGTTGTGACATTATGTCCCACCAGTGACTTACATCGGTAGGAAATATCATATCAGTATCAAGTATTACTGTTTCATCGTATGGAGTCATATAGTAATACTTCCACTTGTTATTAATTTTCCATTCTGCATCTGTGGCGTCGTCTTGCCATGGAATATCTACTATTTTATCGAAGACTTCTTTATGTTTGCGATTTATTTTCTTTTTAGTTTCTGTATCTACACATACTGTAAGATTACTTGTAGTGCTTTGTGTTAGTTTTAAATTAAGTGCAAGGGCATATGCCTGCTCTAGATAGTCAACAGTATTATTGTTTTGTGCTATTACTATGTAACCTCTACTCATTAGTATGGTTGCCCTTAAAATGTCTTTCTATAGCAAGTTTACAACTGTAAAATGCTAGATAGAAACCGCCTATAAATGTGGCAATTATCAATGTGAATATCCAATTAATAGGATCTGATAACATAAAAAATAGATTTATGTATGCGTCAGCATCTGAATCACTGCCTGCGTTGTAGTAAGGATTCTCTTCACTTTCCCATTTTGCTTCAGCATCGGCTTTCCACATCTCTGCTTCTTCTTGATACTCTTCAGCAATAACAATTAATTCTTCCCATTCTTCGCCACCGACTTCACCTGTGAATTCATATACCGTTGTGCAACCATCTATAAAACATTGGTCTTTAATTGCTTCACTTGTAAGCCTTCCCTGTATTGCACTCGCAGTAAAGCCTATAAACAATGTGTACAGTACACCGGCTAATATGTAATATCTATTTTTCATTTATCTTTTTCCAACTTTCTCTAAACAAACAAAATCTTTCCTGTCCATCTACTGTTTTATAGACAAACTGTGTAGTAAGTAATTCAATAACTTCGCCTTTAAACTCTCCGTTTAACCTGCAAAAATGTGTTATTTTATCGCCTATATTTGGCGCCTTTACCTTACTCATGGTTTACCCCAGAATGTTTTAGACTCTATTGCATCTTGCGAACATTGTATATACTCTCGATCTTCTTCACTTAACACACTCCAAAATTTACTTATAGTTAATGTATGCTCGTAAACAACATCTGGCTTTTCAAGATGATAATTACTTTCCATCCAATGCTGAAGTATATCCATTCTTTCGTCTATTCTTTTTCTAAGTTCCATTACTGTCCTGTACCTTATATTCGTATTGTTCTTCCCAAAAGTCATATGCCTCAGGTTCTAATCTTTCAGCACATGCTTCTAAAATTTTCTTTTTTCGTTCATCATCTGCATAAAACCATTCGGCAACTTCGTCATTTGTTCGACCACAACTTGGACATTTATTTCCGTCTGTGAAACATCTATCTATGCAAGGTGATATAACTTTACTCATAGCATTGCTCTTTATCTCTCCATGTACTAGGGTCTACATAATTTATTATCATAATTTTTCTTATGCCTTTATATTCAGTTTTATCAAAGCCGTGCCATGCTTTATCTGTTATAGGAAATGCTATACCACCATTTGCTATCCAGTCTAGTTTTTTAATATGTTCTGTTTTATTAAAATACAAATCTGTTGCAAGATTTTTATCGTCTTCTTTATCTAAATTTATTATTATTGTTAAATTTTTATTAGGGAGGTCTGTATGTATATCGTGGAAAAATGGATATCTATCATGTATTAGTTCTGCTCGTATCATTGTATTTGTTATATCTCTACCAAAGAAATTGCTAAATTTTTGCTTTTGATTTAGTGTTTGCATTGCATCTTGTAGTTCCACATGCTGATCTACTAGATGATTATTTAAAAAACAACGTCTCTTAATTACATCTCTGAATCCCGTAATTTTAGTATACTCAGAATTAATTTCAAAGTCTTTTAAAAAATTAAATGCTGTTTCTGAAAAGAAATCTGATAATACAAAATGTTTCCATGGAAATGAATACGATCTAGAAATCATACCAATCCCCTTTGATACTATCAGGTAATTCTTTACTGTGAGCCGTCCATTTCATATCCTCAAGAAACTCTTGATTTGATTCTTTGATAATTGGCACAGACAGTTTTCTAACATCTGGATGGCTGTTATTAAAAATAAAAATCTTTTTATCTGATGTATATATTACAGAGTCTGTAAAATTTAATTGTGATATAAAGCAGTAAATACTTTGATGTAATATAACATCTTGATCTATAAAAACACTAACTCCTGAAAAATCGCACAATGAAGGCAATGTATATATAGACTCAACAAATACTTTAGTAGGAAATTTTTCTAAATTATCTATAATAGAATTTTTTAGTTTTTCTCTAGAGTTAGGTCTAAAGAATATAGTAGGTGCATTGCTATGAAATAATTCGAACAAGTCTTCTGCATGTGCTCGTATACAATCATCATGAAAGTTATTAGATTCTTGCACTTCTAATTGCTGTTCTCTTGGATACATTATTCTAACATTTCTATTTTTTCGTAAAAATCCTTTAGTACATTCTTCTAACCATTCTAAAAATGTTAAACTTTTAAAATTACTTGTACTTTGCTTATCAACTATTATTATTTTTTGATTAGGAAAAGAATTATATAATTTGTTTTCCATATACAATGCAACAAATCTAAATGTTCCAGGATGAGGTGCAAATTCTTTATCAATTAATATACCTTGCGGAGCATAACTTAGACCAAATATTTTTATATCATGGATTAACCAATGTAATTTAGCACAATCATAAACTGCATCTGGATCATCTATATCGTCGAAGTAATTTGTAAACACTCTACGCACTATATCTTCATAAGTATTTTCAGTAAAATCTATTAATTCTTGATATGTGCATAATTTATATTTTGTAGGCAAGTTATTAAACACTTCTTCTGGTTGTGAAAAGTCGTACGCACTAAGATCGTTTTCGTACACTCCAAATTCTTGGCCTACAGTTATATTCTCTTTAGGCATCTAATAGTTCCTCACTGATTCTATTTATTGCCCATTTGTTCATTATGTGTAAGTCAATACCTTGCCACTTTGTCAGCATAAAGTCTCCCGGACTCCTTGGTTTTTCTAAATACATTATAATAGTGTTTTTGTCTACAGCACTATGTATGTCATCAGTATCAAAACTTTTATATAAAGTAGTAGGCAACTGAGGTATACCTTTATCCACAAAACCACTCATCATATGTGCGGCAATAGAGAAACTGTAATCGTTTCTGTATAGAGTACCTTGCCACTTGTATAAGTCTTTGTAATATTGCGGATTATTTCTAACATGTTTGACAATGTTAAAAAAACTTTCCACATATTCTGTTTTACGGAAGTAAACTACTGTTGCCCAATACATTGTTATACCCATATCGTATAATCGATCTAATGTAGGGTCTTTGCGTTCATACATTATGTCTTGAAATTTCCAATTCATCATTAGTTCATTATTATGTCCCCAACAATGATTTAGTGTATCACTTAGTATTAGATAATCTGCATCAAGTAATATAGTTTCATCATATGGTGAAATATCATATGCATCACACCTATTCACATTATAAAAAGGTAAGTATTTAGATGCATGACTAGTATCTTTATATAATCTAATATTTTTTTGTTTAAACTTTTTATCTTTTTCAACTACAATTAAATTGTTTATGGCACTTTTTATAAACTTTTTTCCTAATGTTTTTTCATTGTGTTTTAGACTATGTGGGTCTGTTACTACTGTGATATTTTTAATACCAGTATTCTTTTGAATAAGTTTTGCATTTAGGATTGCAAGTCGTAGGTAATCTATTTCCTCATTATTATGAGCAAACATTAGAAATCCTTTAGTATTATTTTCCTTCTTCATTTAGATCTAAAACTTTATGTACTTTCCTTGCTTTACGAAGTTTTTCATACTCAACATAATAATCATTTGTAACTTCAAAATATCTACTATAAATTTCTTCGTAAAAAGTTTCTACGTTTACCTTTATAGGATTATTATAAATGTCTAAAAGTACAACATCAGTTTGCCCATCATCGATGAGGTGCTTACAGAATGTTATTAATGTAAGATCTATAGTAAATGTACCGCCATTTATACTATAACTTAGTAAACTTTGGGTCTTTGCTTTTAACTGTGATTGTTGGTTATTAAGAGTTGTGCGATAATTTGCAAACTCTAATGCTTTTGTCAAACGTGTACTCATGCTACTATTTACCGGTCAAAAAAAAGCCAGTTACTATGAACTGGCTTTTAAAATTAAATTTTTATTATGAACCTGACATTCCACCAACGCCAATACTTGGGGCGTTAAAAGAAAATCCAGATCCACTTGCATCTGCAACTTTTACTCTTGGTGTTAATGTTAATGTACCATCAATATAGTCATTTCCATATGCTTCATCACCAGTACTTGCAATACCGTCTGGTCCTAATGCACCCGAACCTTCTGCGTGAGGGTCACTGAACGTTGCTCTTAGTGTGATCATTGTGGGATTAGTAGTTGAATTTACTAAGCCTTCCATTTTAAAGAAGTTACTTGCATAACTACCTGAACCAAACTTAGTCCAAATTGTTTGATAACTTGTTGATAATTCATAAAATCCTATACCAGCATTAGTACCTGAACTACCTGAACCTGTGTTATGTGTAATCATAACATCGCCCATAGCACTTAATAAATCAGACCAGTTAGTATTCTGTGTAGTTGAACTACCACCACTTCTACTTGCACTAAATCCTAAGGCGCCGCCGGCATTAAACCATGCTCTGGTATACCTTTCATCGGTCCAAGTAAATGTTGTAGTTTGAGTAACACTTGTATTCCATGAACTTGTTCTTGTTGCCGCTGTAGAAGATGTTGTTGTTGTACTTGCTGGTGAAAATCTTGCATTCCAGCAATCTTGTATGTTCAACATCAAATTATTCCATGTTGCGGCTGTTACTGAACCACCTGCTGATACATCTGAACCAACGCCTGTTCTAACTGATACACCTAAGAATGCACACATTGCCTGTACATCATCCTGTAATCTTTTAAATCCGCCTGTGGCGTTATCGGCGTATATCAGTCCGCCATCTGAAGCGGCACTTACACCTACTCCACCTTGTTGCCACCCATATGTATACGTTGCATCATATGTGCCTAATGTTCTATCATTGGCGTCGCCCATGAGTAAATCTACATTTGTTCTAGCAGTATTAAAATCTGTGTCTAATACAGTATCTGTACCAGCAACTACTTGAGTCATTGTAGTAAGTCCGTCTCCGGTTACTGTTGATCCTGATGGCATATATTTCTCCTAACAATTTCTATTATACACAGTATTTATCTAATTAATATGATATTAATATTATAATGGTCCTGCCACATTTAAACCATATGTTGATGATAAATCTATTCTTGATTTTGCTCCGCCTATAGGGTCAAAAGGTCCTTGTAATGTTTCATAGAAAGTGTATGTATCTGAGCCTACTACGGCTATAAATTCTAATGTTACTCCGCCATTATCATCAAAATTTTGAAGTACTCTTGCTATACCTGTATTGCCATTAATACTATTATATTGAGCCCTCCACTTAAACACTCTAGTTTGAGTAAGACTATAGGCAGTATCTGCATCAAACCCATCGTCAGGCGGTGTTGGACCACCGTTATTAGTTACTAGTTGGCCTAATTTTCCTATACTAGTGCCTTTATTATTTACGTCACTCCCATACCAATATTTAACACTCCATGTTGCGCCGTCTAGACTGTTTCCAAACGTATCATTATACGTTTTATAAATGTAAGTTGTGTAAGCAGGAGCGTCTGAAGTACCACTAAAAAGTCCTATTTTAATTGTATTAGTTGATGTATCAGGCACATATACAGTTACATAAGCAAATGCTGTAGGCTGATAATTTGGATTTGATACACTTAGTATCGGCAGCCATCCATTAGAATTTGAATTTGCTGTCAAGCCACTACCACCAACTTCTTTGTTATACAGATCTGATAATCTTATTTGTCCGCTACTGGGTGTGCCTAAATTTATAAATGGTGCTTCTGACGACCTGCAATCTCCTAGCGAAGTTGCACCTGAACCATTAAATTCTGATCGCATATCTCCTATTGATATTTCACCGCTACTAGGTGTTGCCATCTTTCAACTCATCAATTTGTCGTTGTAGATCTTTTATAATTTCTTGTTGTTCTTTAACTGCTTCAATAAGTACTGCTGAAATTTTATCATAATCAACAACTTTATATGATTCTTCTTTACCTTCGAACTCGCCAGTGTTTAATTGTTTTTCTCTGACTAATTCTGGAATAACATCTTCTACTTCTTGTGCTATTACTCCTATGTCATGTTGTCCTTTTCTGTTTGTTGCAGTCCAATCAAACTCGACACCTCGCATTTTACTAATTTTATCTAAAGCACTTTCTATTGGAGTAACGTTTGTTTTTAATCTACTATCTGAAGTTGTACCTGAGAACGCAACAACATCTCCATCTACGTGAAGGTCACCATCGTTTTCCAGACGCATATCTAATGCACCATCTAAATAGAAATCTATTGTTGTGCTACCTACTGCTATGTAATCACTAGTACTACCACCAAATGAACTTGTAACTCCACGCAAGTCACTACTAACAGTCAATGTAACTGCTCCGCTTGATCCACCGCCACTTAGTCCGCCACCTGCTGTAACGGAAGTAATGTCTCCGTTATTACTAGTATATCCTTGTCCTACTACAAAGTCATAAACATCATTACCTGTTGGAATAGTAGTTGCACCGTTAGATACTCCACCAGTATCAACACTTAATGTTACGCCACCACTTGAACCACCGCCAGTTAAACCTGTTCCTGCTGTAACACCTGTAATGTCACCTGAATTTGATGTATACCCAGCATTATGGCTTATACTTGTAACCCTACCTTGATCATCAACTGAAATAGAACTTATACCACTACCATATGAACCAGCACCAGGGCCTGTATTAGGCATCGAAATAGTTCCTGTGGTTGTTATAGTTCCGCCATTTAGTCCTGAGCCTGCCCCAACACTTGTTACTGTGCCTGTATAAGATTCTGATTGTAAATATCTACCATCTAGATCTACTGTTTGATTTGTTGTTCCGTTTACACTTGCTGTTAAGACACCTGTCGAAGAGTTCCAACTCAAGCCGTCTAGATAATAGTTATCGCTTGTATTAGTATCTGTAGACGTAATTGTAAAGTTTGGATATGTTCCAGTAACAGTTGTAGCACCAGCACCTGTTAGGCTCACAGTTTGATCTGGAGCATCATTTGTAATTGTTGTGCCTGATACACTTATACCGGAACCGCCTACTAAGGACGAACCTTGTATGTATCTGCCATCTAAATCTACAGTCTGGTTTGTTGTTCCGTTTACACTTGCAGTTAATACACCAGTACCGGTATTAAAAGTTAAGCCGTCTAGGTAATAGTTAGCGGCACTAACTGTACCAAAACCAAAATCACCATTGCCTAATTTTTGTAATACTTGTCCTGTGGTACTACCACTTGCATGTACATCTGTTAGGTTTACTAAGGTAGTAACACCTGTTGGAAGTGTATTGGCTTCCCAATTACTGGTTGCTCCGTTCCAAAGTAATGCTTGTCCGTCATTAGGTGTTCCAGTGTTTACATCTGATAAATCAGTAATATCAGCGGCCGCAATTCGTACATCTGCACGAGCATCTGCTCTTGCGTTTGTGAAATATTGGTTTGAACCTTCTGCTAAATTTGATGTTGTGTGATTAGATAAACTGCTAACTGTTCCAGTAACATTTCCAGTTATATCTCCGGTAACATCACCAGTTATATCACCAGTAAGGTTACCAATAAATCCGCCACTTGCATAAAACGGTTTGTTTACTTGCAGTCTACTAGAACCATGGCTCCAAGTTAATGTTGGAGTAATACCAGAAGACCAGTTACCAAATGTTAATCCTGTACCATTGGCCGCAGAACTTGTTGTTGCCGCATTACCAACAGTAATATTAATATCTTCTACATCTAAGGTTGCTGTATTTAAAATTGTTTGAGTACCGTTAACAAATAAATCACCTGTAATTGTTAAATCGTTTCCTACTGTTAGATCTTCACCTACATTTAAACTTTCTTGTAAACTTACATTACTTTCAAATACATCGGCTATAACAGCATTTGCTCTTGCGGCCGTAAAGTATAAATTTGTTAATCCTTCTGATAAATCATCTGTTGTACTTGCGGCTATTTCTAGATTTGCTTGATACCTTACATGTGTATTATTAATTGCAATTTCGTTTGTAGCAACACTGATACCATAACCCTGGCCTATGTTTAATGTAACTGCACCTGTTGTGGTTGTACCTGATGCTGTAATACTTCCGCCGTCTGCTAGACCTGAGCCAGCATTTATAGTTACTTCGCTTAGTCTTGTTGCCCAAGATAAATTAGCAGAACCATCTGTTACTATTGATTGATTGTTTACGCCACCGGTAATAGATACATTAGAAATTATACCAAAACTGCTTTCACCGTTCGCTGTAATATTTCTAGTATTCACACCGTTATAAACAGTTATAGAACCATTTGAACTTGCATTTCCTACAAACACATTACCGTTTGCTGTTGCATCTATTACATGCAATTCTGCAAAACTATTTCCTAAACCTGAATTACCTATTGTTAGTCCGGCACCATTTGCATTAGTTGGCAATATGCCACCTGCACCTGCACCACTACCTACATATAATTGATTAATATAACCCAAGTTCCATAATTTTGTATTGTCGCCTAATTTATATAAGTTTGTTGTATCTGGAACTACATCTTTTCTATTATGATATAAATCATCATCAGTTGTCAAAGCAACAGTTAAACTTGTACTATAAATTGCATTTGCAGTCTGAGCCGTTGTCGCTTCATCGGCTAATGGTACAGCACCTTGAGTATATTCTTGTCGTAAATTTAACCCTTTCTTAATTGATACACCAATACCGTTTACTGCACTAAGTTCTTGATAAAAGTTTATATCATCACCAAATGTATTAGATGGTACATTACCTACTGTGAATGCTTCATCATGGTTCAAAATGGCCATTAATGTTTCGCCATTTGTACTACCTGCATACGAATTATTACTTGTAGAATTATTTACATGTACTAAACCTAGAACAGCATGTGATTTTCCAGTAACATCTTTTAAAAATATTGTTCGTAATTTTGTTCCAAATAATGTCGGATTTGCAACTAACGGATCATTAGAAAAAGTATTTACTACTTCTGTTTGTTGAGAACTTGAATCTACAAATTGTGATCCATCATGTATATATAATTTTTTATTTGATGTATTAAACCAAAGTTCGCCTTGCTTTTTACTAACTGGTGCTGTTGCAGATACATATGGTTCTAAACTTAACCATGTATCTCCGTAACCGTCGCCGTCAGTATCTTTATAAACTTTTAAAAGGTTTGTGCTTTTGTCATACCACAACTGGCCAATTAAGGTATTTGTATAACCTTGTGCTGTTGGAGAAGTAGTACTAGCAAAATTTTCTAGTAGTCTAATACTATTTCTATTTAAATCATCACCAAAATTAGATGAATTAGGTCCTACTAATGCAATAGGTAATGACGTTGTATCGATAGTGTTGTCTGGTATAACAAACGTTACATTACTTTGACTATCTGTGGTTGAAATATTGTATGCCATGTTTAACTCAACTGAACTCTTACTGTATAAATTATTTCTATCTCTCTGTTCTGTGATTTCTGTACTGGATGGAATATTACATGTGTAAGCATTCTACTAGTATCTATATTAGAGCCGTCAGTTGGATAACTAAACAGTCCTAATTCATCGAAAACGTAATCGCCTTCGTTTGTTGTGCTACTATCAAATAAATCTTGATCACTAGGTTCAGCATATTCTAATGTACATGTAATTTTTAAATCTGTAAAAGAACTTCCTGGAATAACTTCTATTTTATTCTTATCAGGATCACTAGATGTATCATTTTCTACAATCTTTTGATATGTTCTACTGTATAAACTTGCTGATGTTTCAAATGATTCACTGACTCTTGGCATTTTATATATAATTTTACCTGCTGTATCTACACTAGTACCACCATTACCAAAGGCCATATAAAAAATTCTGCCGTTTGTATCGTTATTAAGTAATTGTGCTAATAGCCTAGCCATATTACCGTAGTGAATAGCATTTCTTTTGTTAATTAATTCTTCGCCTGTTTCAGTGTCACGAATTAAAATGTGGCCACTAAGGTTTAGTCCTGCATGTTCATCGGTTTTTACATTTGAATCCTGCATTTTATTTTCTTCTTTTGTATCTTGTTTCATATTACTATTTATCATAATTAAAAATCGTTATTAAACTTAAAGATTATGTAAGAATTTCATAATGCTATTTGCATTTGAACTTGCATTACCTTTATCTGCTAAACTGGTTGAGCCCGAGTCTAACCATATATTAGAATCTACATTATAAGTGCTACCGGGTACATTTAATACTGCATCTGTAAAGTTTTCTTTTTGTGAACCGTTAAACACTCTAACATTATCACTGGCGTACCAATTTTGAATTGCTGTTCCTTTAGTTCCTCTTGTAATTCCAGTAAGTATATTAGTACTTGCATCGCCATTATGGTATCTAGTAAACTCTATACGTTCATCTCCTACCCATACAACACCTGGTACTCCTGACTTAGGTGGTGTAAATACTGATGCATTTGCAACACTTACTGTGCCATCTGTTACTGTAAGGTTAGCAGTTAGTAGTGAACTTGTTGAACCATCTTCTAATAATCTCAAATATTCTGTGTCACCAAAGATATTACTGTGTACTTGATACTTAACTGTTGATGCATTGCTACTTGCACTACTTAAATTTGCATTTCCTTGTAAATTTGCATTGGTTGTAACAGTAATTAGTAATGATTCAAGAGGACCTAACAATGCTAATTCTTGTGGACGCTCTTCTCCGTATAATACTCTTTGGAACGTTACGCCATCGAAGCCATCGTATGGTAAACTATCACGTACTAGTGTAGGCGTACCTGTAAATACACCTTCGTAGTTATCTATTGCTATCCCTTCATCAAATTTGATGCTGTCTAGTGGCTGTGATGAGAAACCAAATACTTGAGCCACTTCACTATCTGGTATGCCTTGTGCATATTTTGTGAAAACATTAGCATCTATTACTTCTCCTTGGAAGTCTCCTCCTGCTTTTGTTTTTAAAATATCAAATGTAGTAGTTAAGTTACCTGCATCTATTACGGCAGTTATGTTTGCTGTACTATTAATGATGTTAGCATTACTGTAAGCATCGGTTACATCAAAATGTTCATTTAATTGTGTGGTAAACGATGATATTACTGTGGTATCTAATTTAAATATTCTATCTATTGCTCTAGTATACACATTTGCATGTAATTCTGCATTAGACATGCCCATTAAGTTCACAATGTTCCTAGCAATGGCTACATTACCACGTTCTATTGTTGCTGTACTTGATGTTGTGTTCTCAATAACATTATTATTTGATGTAGTTAACGAAAGGTCAACAACATTACCAACACCTGCTTGGAAATCCATTGGGTATAATTCATAACTTGTTCGATCAAATTTTATTGTAGACTTAAATCTTCTTATTGGGTCTTGACTTTTATCAGAAATGCTGTAATATTTAAGATAAGTGTTGTTTGTACTTAATATTTCAACATCATCTGCTACACTATCGTTTAATATTCTAATATTACCTGTGATAGGGTCTGCATATGGTGGTTTGTCAAAGTCACTTACACTATTTCCGCTAATAAATTCTTTTGGTGGTGACTTTCCGTCTTTGTATTGTCTTACTTTAGCAGTATATGGTTTCACTTCATCAAAATATTGTAAAACTTTGTCAAAATTATCAATTTTAAAGCCATTTACTTCTATAAGATCTTCTTCGTCTTTTTCAATATAGATATATGTTGATTTAAATGCCCAATCTAATTGCTCTTGTTCTATATATGAATATCTTAATAATGCAAAGAACAATTTATTCCATAAATTTGTACCTGCAAATACTGTATCTCTTAATGCAACAAGTAATTTACGCAATTCTAAACTTAATGTTGCATTTGTATCGTCTGTATAAACAGTATCTTTAAGTTTTATAGTATCGTTTTCAATTGCTATTAATTCAAATGAATTTGATGAGCCAGTGTACTCCCATAATTGATATCTATCACTTTCTTTTGCTTGAACTTGCACAATAGTATCGTCTGGTAAGTTATTTAAACTGTCTAGTTCTTGTACACTACCAACACTAAATATTGGTTTAAATGTATTATCGTATCTAATCTTAGAATTATCTGAATTATTAATTCTTTGTATTGCAAACCAATTAGTAGTTTCTATGTATGTTCTTGCATTCGGTAAGTCGGCATCCCAATTAGGATAGTTTGTTTGCAGTTTAGTTTCTGCTAAAATTTCGTTTAATGTGTAAAATAACACTCTTCTAGCATTTTTAACATTTTTGAACATGCTTTGTCTTGGTCTAAATTTAATACCATATGCCTCTACTTCACTTAAAAGTGGGTCTGGTACACTTTGACCTATAGCATTTTCGCCTGTTAAACTATCTATTAATTTATTACCTAAATCGTCAGGAACAATACTGTTATTATCACTTTCTCGCATTAGTTTCCAAGCAGTATGTTTTTCACCAATTGGATTTAAATTTCTACTTAGATTAATTTGTAGTATTTGTTCGTCTTCTCTAATATTTTGACTTAAATTTGTTAATACAAAACTTTGATCACTAACAAAACTTACCATAGGCAAGCCATATCTTACAGGATCAGCAATATATTTTGCTAAAGTAAGTGTATTCCAATTTCTACCTAAAGAAGTTTTAATTTCATTTGAAAGATCTTCTTTGTTTTGTACCCAGAAGTAGTAATAATTTTGATATGTGCCTACTTTTTCATTTAATACTTTTCGTGTTATGTAATCTGACCCGTTTCTAGGTGTACCTGTACCGCTGTAATTCAGTGGCAACTCTTTACTTTCAACCCATTCATATAATGTTACTGCACTACCTGGGAATGCTTTACCCCAATTTAACCATCTTTCTCTATTATCTGGGTTGCCGAACTCGTCTAAACCTTGCTCGTACCATTGATATGCAATAGTACTTGTATCCCACCAAACTTGGCCTACGTGTTTTTCTCCAAATACAGATCTAGCAGAATTATATACTACAGGATCTTGATTTGATTTGTATGTTATTTCTCTATCTAAGAACCCTGGTATAACACCTTTAAAAGGATCCCAGAAATGGAAGTCAACTTCTTTTGTTCCGCTTTCTTTATCATATAAAATAACATTTTTAACAAACTCTGTATCAACCATTGGGGTTTGCCATTTATTTGCTATACCGTTTTCGTAATATGACCAACCATTTGTAATAAAGTTAGTTTTTCCTTCTGTGTTACTATCGGAGTCAATCCAAACATTACTGTAATCACTAAGTGTTAAATTACCGTCTGGTCTATCAAAACTATTTAATTGTGAAATGTTAGCAAATCTCATACTCTCTAAGTAATGTACACTACATTCTTGCTGTCCTGATGCTATATTTACTGGTGTACCATCTAATTTTCTTAGTTCATATTGATACATATCAGTTGTAAACGATACATTTCCGTCACCAAATAAACTGTTATTATCTATACCATTACCAAATCCGTTGTCATAAAGATCCCAGCCTAATGTGTCAACACAAGTAATTTGTATTCTAGGTACATCTATTGGCATTAATGTACTATACCCTTGATCGTTTGCTAATGTGTTATTGTTTGTTCTTGTTTGTCTTGTTGGTTCAGTAGTTGATGTAGACAATGTTGCTACCATACATAACATATCTGGGTCATATGTTCCTTTAGGGATACCTAATTTATCTAAGAAACCAGGAGTAAATTCGTCTATGTCAACTCCGTCATAACCAGGTGATCTAAGAACTAAATTTGTAATATCGTCATTAATTACATCAGTATCAAAATAAATATCATCTGGGTCATACCCTGCTCTTCTAAGTGCATCATTAAGATTTGCCGCCATATCATCTGGTATACTAATATCAGAAACTATATCAGGTAAGCCTAATCTTGATTTTGCATCTCCTCTTTCTGAGCAGTCTGGTATTTCTCTGGCTGTTAAGAATACTCTAGCACCTTTACCGCCGCCTGTTGTTCCTCTTAACGGATCATATCCTCCAGGTGAATCTAAACTTGCATTATTATTCGTAGGATCGTATTGTCCTAAGCCTGTACCTTGAAAATAGTTTCCTGCATCATCGTAACCTGTTTCATCGCCTAGACCAATGATATCATATTCTAAAGGAACACCTTGTGTTAAATCACTTGGAAATTGTTTATAAATACCTCTATCAATAACTTGTAAACTTGTAATAGTACCATTAGGATCAATACTTGTAACTACAAACTTGCTAACTCTTGGAGGTAAACTTGCACCTGACCCAACTTTAGCATGTGCTTTTGCTGGTGTAGCCGGAACAATACTTGTACCTTGTCCTAAATCTACAATTCTTACTTCTGGTGGTCTTGACATATCGTAACCTGATCCACCTGATAGTAATAACACTTTATGTATACCACCAGTTTCATTTAACATCACTGAGCCTGTTAATGCGCCTGTGCCTGGAGTTACACCATTCCCAATATAAACTTTTACATTTGCTTCGCTAGTATAACCTGACCCTGGATTGTCAATGCATATTTCAGTTATTGGTCCGTATGGGTCAGCAACTGGAACACCGCCAACTACTCTTAGCCTATCGCCTACACTATATCCACTACCACCGGTAGTAGTTGTAGTTGTTCTGCTTGATAGTACAGCACCTGTTTCAGTATCTATAACTCCACTGCCGCCTATCTGCTGTGTTGCAGTACCTTCAACATCATACAATGTGTAAATAGCCTCAGGTGCTACACTTGATGTATTGCCTGTTTGATATCCTGTTGATGTTGGAAGTGTAACTGTATTACTTGTATCTGAAATTGTTTGTTCAAATCCTCTTACCACGTGAAAGTCTAATACTTCTTTGTACACTCCACCTGCACAACCATCTCTAATTGTAAGCGGTGCTCCACTACAACTGCTAATTCTAACAGCATTAGTTTTATCTTTTGTTGTTGGAGTAACTGTAAAACCATTATTGTCTGAACATTTTAAAGCATTTTCTATTATTGCAGGATCACTTCCTGGGAATACAATAGAAGAACCATTTATAAGTAATTCACTGCCAGGTTCTATGCCTATCATGTCTGGAATACTCATTGTATAACCTGGTGTAGGACTATTTAAAACTGCTACTGCTGTATCACCTGCTGGCACCAATGCTCCGAATTCATCTCTTAGTAAAGGAGTTATAGCAATTTCTGGAGTATCTGCAAAGTCTATAACGTCATTAATAGGAGCATCATCACTAGGTACAGTAATTGGTGGTTGCATATCTACTGTGTTTCTAGAAACTGGCCTAAATACATTTACACCTGAACTTGGGAAACTAATTACAATATTATCGCCACCTATTACATCTTGTAAATCTACAGTATTTAACACATTGCTAATTATAGTGCCGTCTGATAATTTAATTGTACTGCCTATCTTTCTTGGCCTATAACTTACTGTATTATTATTTCTATAGAAGTTACCACTGTTATTGCCTATAAGTTCATCGAATATAGGGAATGTAGATAAATCTACACTTCGTAATGCTTTAGGTCCTACCTGCGCCTTCCTTGACAAAGGTCTTGCTAAAGGTAATGTTATACCGCCTGTAACTCTTTGGCTAGTACTGTTTACATATATACTGTCATCTAGTTGCTGGAACGATCCAAAATTAGGTGTACTAGCAACTTTAATTGTTTTCTTAAATACAGTAGGAACATAACTATATCCTGCCATAGCCGGAGTTCCGAACCCACCAAAGTTCATCTGGTAAGCATACTTGTGAGTTTGTGAGCCTCTGCTTCTACCAGAGCCGCCACGGCCTCCGCCTCCAGCACCACCGACACTCATGTATCCGCCGCCACCGCCACCTTTCTTGGTAGTTTGAGGATTACCAGTTGGCTGGTATATTGGTGATTGGTTTCCACCTGTTGGCGTTGCTACACCCGGTTGATATACAGTAACCTGTGTACATCCTGTACCAGGATTTGGGTTGTCTATTGGCGGTGCTACTTTTGGTAATTTTATTAGGAACCTATAAACACTACTTTGTTTTAAAACACGAACTTTTATGTATGCACCTTTATTACTATCATGATACCATGATAGTTTACCACCGTATCTAACACCTAGACCTTGTGAGTTTTTAGGTGAAATTATAAAGTCTTTAATTGTTTGCTGTGGACTATACTTATTAGTTTGCCCATTTGCAGTTTTATACAAGTTTGATGCCTGTGCTAACAATTCTTGTTTTTCACCTGAACTTGCTTTTACTATTTTATCTGGTAGTGATGAATATACTAATGTATTTTCTTGTCCTCTACTAGTACCTTGGAATATTTGATAACCATCAGCACCACTGAAGTTATCAAAAATCAAATCTACTTGACCGCTACCTGCTGGTGCAAAGAACCAATCATCATTTACACCTCTTGATCTAGTTGTTTGTTGACAAAATTCTAAATCTGGTTTACCATGTAAATTATTTGATGTAGTTGCATTTGAAGTTGTGGGCTCGCCACCTACTGTAACTTGTCTATAAGGACCTTCTATTGTTAATGTATCTTTTCTAGCACTTATGTGAAATGCAATTGATCCCCAATGATTTCCGCCACCTTTTCCAACAGCACTTATTGTAATTGTTTGACCAGCATCTGCTGTAAATTCGTATACAGCACCTGTAGAGTTGTATGTACCTCCTTTACCGACATACTTACCCTTAGTTTGTACACCATTAATTTGAACATATGATGTGCCAAAGTCTCCTTTACCTGCCTGATAAGCATGTAAATAGAATGTTCCTGCTACACTAAATGTTAAACTAGCACTTACACTAGATCTACTTCCATTGTCGTACCAAGCAACTGCACCAAATAATCCTCTAGGTTGAATACCAAATTTGCCACTTGTTCCGCCTGATCTTGATGCCTGTCCTGATGATTTACCTGTGTTTACATAGTAACCTGAATATTGTGAACTGAACCATCTAGCACCTTTACCAACACCAGAAACGTTACTAGCAGTTACAGTACCGCCATAATTTGTTCTTTCGTATTTTGTTG